CTGGGGATCGCCAGTATGTGGTTGAATATGTCAATAAGAACGGCAGCACAAATCTTGTGAAAAATCCACAGTATCAGATCATCGCTGATCTGTCGGATCGGGCACTGCGGTATCTGAACGAATTGGGACTTACGCCGGCAGGACTTAAAAAGATCAAAGATAAAAAAGCAAAAAAGGCAAAATCAAAGTTGGATGAGGCGTTGCTTGCCATGGAGCAGGATATGAAGTAAAGTGAGAAGAACAACAGTCTATTCGAAAGACTTAAACGGTTTAAAAAAATGGTGCCGAGATATTATACGCGGCAAAATTATCGCAAATAAATACAGAATTTTGGCGGCTAAGCGCTTTTTGAACGATTTAAAAGATCCGAGATGGGAGTTCAAGGAGAGCAAGGCCGCTTTTGTTGTGAACTTTATTGAAAAAACTTTTGTTCACATCAAAGGACCGGCACGGGGAAAGCCGTTTCTGCTTGAAGAATGGGAAGTTTTCGTTTGCTACAACATTGCCGGATTCTACCTGAAAGGAACAGACGAACGGCGCTTTAAAGAAGCGTTTATTTTTCTGCCAAGAAAGAATTCGAAGACTTCCTTTGCGAGCGCGCTTGCCTGGGCACTTGCGTTTCTTGACCGGCGAACGTTTTCAAACGTGAATATCGTTGCCACGAAGCTCGACCGTGCTCTGGAAGCATTCAACAACATTCGTGATAACATTCGGAATCTGGACGAGGAAGATAATTTCAAAATTTTGGACAACAACGCCGAGCACTCAATCTCACGCAGGTTCAGCGATGGCGAGATGCGCATTCAGGCGTTGGCAGCAGACAGCAAACGAGCCGACGGTATCAACGGCAATATCTTCATTTTGGACGAAATTCACGCCTATAAATCAGAGAACGACTACTTCGTATATAAACAGGCGATGAAAGCATATGTGAATAAGCTGCTCATCGGTATAACGTCTGCCGGAAATAATCCCAATTCGTTCTGCTTCAAACGTGAGGAATATTGCAAGGGCGTTCTTGACGGTAAATTCGAAGATGAGGAATATTTCATTTTCATCTGCGAGGCCGATAACATGGATGATTTTACAAATCCGGTTGAGCATGAGAAAGCAAATCCAAATTACGGCGTTACGATTCGAAAATCGGACATCTTAAATGAATCCTTGCAGGCACTCAACGATCCGTCCAGCCGAAATGAATTTATAAATAAATCACTGAACGGTTGGACAAATGCGATAAATACATATTTCAGTTTAACAGAGGTTACTACAAGTGACGCGGCTTATGATTACACGTTGGAAGATCTGGCAAAGTTGAAAATCGTATGGTACGGCGGCGCGGATCTTTCGAAACGCAACGACTTGACCGGCGCTTGCCTGTACGGACAGTACAACGGTGTGGATATCGTTATCAGCCACGCTTTCATTCCAGTAACTACCGCGCAGGAAAAAGCCGAGCACGACAACATTCCGTTTTTCTGGTGGAAAGATCAGGGCTGGTTAACCTTGTGCAACAGTGAGGTAGTGGAATATGAAGATGTGGTTAAATGGTTTTTAGCCATGCGCAAAATGGGCTTCGGTATTCGGATGGTTGGATATGACCAGCGTTACAGTTACGAATTCGTGCTTAAAATGAAAAAAGCCGGATTCAGGATGCGGAATCAGTTGCAGCGCTATGTTGAGAAAACAGAAGCGTTCAGATCGATTGAAGCGCAGATCAAGGCAAAAAAGTTCTACTATATGCACAACAAAGCGTTTGAATATTGCATCATGAACGTTAAAGCAATTGAGGACAGTGACGATTTTGTGCGATTTGAAAAAGTTATGCCGAATCAGCGTATCGACTTATTTGACGCGGCCGTTATCGCTGATAAGCAAATGCTTATCGCTACACGAAAAGCCGGAAAGGTTAAGGAGTGGTTTGACAGTTAATGAAAAATTTGAAAGTTAAAATAAGGGAGCAGCAGGAGAAATTAAGTTGCTCTTTCCTTTTATCGGATCAGTTTAAAGAAATGCTACTTTCCGGCTATACGCCATTATCGAAAAACCCCGAAGTGCTTGCCTGTATTGATTCAATTGCCGGGCTGATCTCAACAATGACGATTTATTTAATGGGAAACACCAAAAACGGAGATACGAGGATCAAAAACAACCTTTCACGTTTGCTGGACATTGAGCCAAATCACTACATGACAAGAAAGACGTTTGTTTTTAATATCGTGAAAGAAATGCTCTTGACCGGAAACGCGGTCGTTACTCCGACATATACGGAAGAGGGATATATTGATAATCTTCAACCTGAAGCAAGCAGCACGGTGTCTTTCATTCAGGCAGGAGCAGGATATTATCTGCTCATAAACGGCGTGCGCTACGAGCCGGACGAAGTGCTGCATTTTTTAAATAACCCGAAACAGCCGTATCCTTGGCTTGGAAACTCTTACGAATCGAATCTTCGTACCGTGATCAATACACTTTCCCAGGCGGCCGAAACTAAAAAAGGCTTTATGGAAAGTAAATGGAAACCGTCTTTAATCATCAAAGCGGACGCATTGACGGACGATTTCGGAAACGAGACAGGCAGAGAGAAAATTCTGAACGATTATATAAAAGCAAACCGGGCGGGCGAGCCGTGGCTCGTGCCTGCCGATACGTTTGAAGTGCAGGAAGTTAAGCCGCTGTCGCTTAACGATCTTGCGCTGAACGATTCTGTTGAAATTGATAAAAAAACGGTGGCTTCCGTTCTCGGAGTGCCGCCGTTTGTTGTAGGTGTGGGAAATTTTTCGAAAGATGAAT